CGACCATTCACACACAGGGCCCTGTGCCTTTGAACCCCGAGTTCATTGAAGCCGAGGAAGAACCGTTTGAAGAAAAAATTGGTCGTAAGGAAAGAGAGGCGAAGCAAGGGGTAAAGGGTACCCCCACCACTGTCCCGTCTCTTGAGTTTCAATCATCCGACAATGTTGAAGAGCAAAGAGAGGCAGTCAATCTTTCACAAAGAGGTGAGGGTGGGGCAGTTGTTGCACGAGAAGGAGCCGAGGGATTGGCTGCACCGTTCGGTGAGCCCCAAGTCAACGCTGCCCTGTCAGACGGTACCTACATTGTAGCCGACCCTACCAACATCAAAGTCGGTATGCTTCCTCATTCTGTTGCATCAAGGCGACGATTTGGTGGCAACGCTCACACTTATCGTAACAGCAACACTTGGGCATCCTCATATCACAATAAGCAGTTCTTAATCCATCATGACATGCTCGCTACTGACGCCACTGACGAAGGGCAGGCAGTGGCACGAAGGCACAAGGCGAAGCATTTGTTTGGGGAACACGACTCGCTGGTCAATTTGAGTAACAGGTTTCGTCGTCAAAACAACACAGATACTGACCGCTATGCAGCGAAGTATCATCACATCATTCCAAGCATCATGGGTTTCACTGCTCCCTCGGCCAATCCTCAGTCGGGCATCCATGATGCTCGCAATATGCCCGAAAACGCTCACTACACAACGGCAACCGCTGCTGACTTCCAACGGATTTTAGTTCCTCCCACAGCGCAAGAAAAGGTCTTACGAGAAGAGGGAGGTAATTTGCCTATACGAGCGGGCATGCCAGTTCCAAAAGAAGTGAGGAAAGTTGAAGAAAGACTTGAAGAGGCTCAAAATGGACTTAGGCAACTGCATGACCTTTACGACCAATTTGCGACCAGTTCCAAAGTTTCGGAGGAAGAAAAAGAAAGAATGATGGCGAACATCAAATCCGAGATGCTAACGCAAGAGGCACTGATAGACCAGTTGAGAGATGAGCGAGATGAAGTTGCTGAGGAAAAGTTCCCGCAGGACAACTATCATCGCCAGCAAATCAACCTGTTAGAGCAAGAGTTGGACCATGCTCATGCTGACTACCTTGATGCAAAGGAAGAATTGGATGAACTCCTTGCGTACAAAGAAGAAAATGATGACAACAGTGCACATCTTCAAGAAAAAATTGATGCCAGTGCAGAAAAGGTTTCACAACACTACGGATTTATCAAAGAATTGGAAGAACAGTTGGACCAACACTTTGAGAGTCCAAAAACACAGGCTTCCCGCAATAAAGAATTTGACAATTTGAAGCGCGTTCTCGCAAACCACTCAAATGTTATCGCTCAATACGGTGCTACGGCTATCGCTAAAGCGGCTGCCGAACAAGGATTTGACCTTGCTGCTGAGATGGGTCCCGATGTAGCCGCTGCCTTCAAAATGTTCTACGGCAACACTTACCTCAACACCGTACCTCACAGTGTCCACGGTGCAAAAGCACTTCACCCTGCCGAAGTAGAGAGGGTACAGAAAACGGGTGAGGTTGGCTTGGACCTTGCTCGGCTTGGACTCAATATCCGGCACCTTGCTCCACAGTTGCACGGAGAGGAACTTTCGTTAGAAAGTCCGCCCGAAGAGTGGCTTGAGGCTTTGGGCATGCAGTCATCCGAATATGACCTTGAAGGTAACAAGACGGCTGGGAAGACCAACATTGCGAGGGATGAAGCAGTTGCTCAATTGCGAGCAATTCACAAACAACTCCAAGGACGATTTCCCGACATTGACAGTTTTCATGTTTTACCAGTGACTCATCTCCTGCAAAATGTTGGTGGGATGGACGACATTGACTTGCGTGGGTTCGGTGATTTACACGCGCACATCAAAGACGAATTATCCTACTACATTGATGAAAACGGTGACAAACAACGCAAGTTCGCACCAATGAATCGCACTGCTCCCCCACATCAAGTCAGTCTAACCAACGACGCCCTTAACAAACCGGAACAGGTAAGTGAAGACAACCCGGCTTATGCGCGTCATCAGCGTCGCTACAAAATCAACAGGGCACTTGAACGATTGGTCAATTTGACACTGGGTGCGCAGCGTGAGCATGCTGCTGAAAACGGTATTCTTCTTGCAGAAGGTGATTTCTTAGGTCGTCACCGCATCAAAAAGCCGCGAGGTGGTACTAAAGCCGAGCGAACAAGGAAAAGAAACGATGCGGCTGCGGAGCGTAAGTTGGACCTCCTTGATTCGTTTTTCATTGTGCCAAAAGGTTACGAGCCAAAGCACAAACCCACTCGTGTAGTCACAGAATTAGACTTTGTGACAAAGGAAATAGGTGGTCCAGCAGGCAGCCATGAGAACGACGGGGTCATGTCGCTGTACGACAGCCCTGCTTATCGCATGAATTACGGAACCATTCACGATGTGCCGCTTGGTTGTCACATTGACGAGAAAACTGGAGCAGTCCGCATTTATCGGCGCAAAGAATCAAAGAAAGAATCACTGGTAACACCGCTTTTAGAACATGCCCTTGCGTTGGTTCCGCAACACCGCGAATACTTCGGGGACCACCGTAATGAAGTTCCGCTGGAAGCGCAGCCGCGTGCCTTGCGGAGAAACAAATTGGGACGAAGCCATAATGAGGAAGTGAGTGCTCCCGCTAACAAGATGGATGGCCCTTCGCTCTTGGCTTCGCTCACAAATCCGGACTTTATCCGCAAGGATATGCCGGAGGGTGTCCCGTCGCTGCAAGCCATGCATCGCATTTTTGAACTGGACGACTTGGAGCATTTGAAAGGCTTCACGGGCGACTGGATTGTTAGCGACTTCCCCGAAGGTCCTCGCTTCTTCGTCACCAAAAAGGACGGCGACATTGAATCCAAGGCAGACCTGTCCGATGAAGAAAAGGCTGCGTTCAAGAAAGTCAGCGACAAAGATTTCGTGGTTGATGTTATTCGTGGCAAAGATGTCATTCACATTTTTGAAATCTTGGAGTTTGATGGCACCGACACTTACGACATGCCTATCCAAGAGCGTATCAAAATCCTGCGAGGGGCGCTTGAAAGTGTGGAGATGGTTCACACGCCCAGCGCATCCGACACAAAACTCACTGATGATGCCGGCTTGGCGTCGGCTGTCAAGAACTTGGAAGGGCCACGCATTTTGATGCGAGACGCCAAGTCTGCTTACATGAAGGGTGAGCCACGCCATCCAAAGTGGGTGATGCTCCAGCCCGGCTCGGAGATTGTGCTGATGGTTCTTGACCGCCGTGGCGAAGGGCCGTACCAGTATCGCCTTGGCACTGGTCCGATTGCTCACGGTGAGGACTTGGGCGACCGCCGTGTCAAGCATGAGGGCGACGACTACATGGATGTAGGTGCGTCATTCCAAAGCAAGGACAAGTACGATGTTGGGGACTTGGTTCGTGTAGATGTCACCAATGTAACGGAGACGGAGGCTTCGGAGAAGCAGAAGGTCTACACTGTCCACGCTCCAAAAATTGAAGGCGAGGCCGAGGGCGAAGGACTGGTCAGTTCCGAATCCCTGTCTATGCTGGCGAAGGGCGAGTTGTACCAGCACCCCGTAGAGGTGTTCCGAAAGGGCAGGTATGTCCAAATCAAAATCGGCGACAGTGCTGTGGTTTACAAAGCAACAGTACGAGATGACGAGTGGTCGGTGCATACGCCCGAGGCTGACAATCCGTATGTGCTTCGCCTCAGTGAAAGCCAGCGACCGTTTTGGTCCCCAGTTGTCGGTGTGCTTCTCAAAGGTGAGTTGGAGATTGAAGAGAAGGCTGAGGTCAAAGAATCTACAGAACCAGCCGAACCACTCACCAAACCTCACAAAGTAGAGGGCACAGAATGGAAGCGCAAGAAGCGACACATTCTCAGCAAGAGTTTGATGCTGCTGGAGCGACTGCTGGAAAAGAGTAGCGTAGGTGCAGTGGGCGATTATCACGGCGGTGCCAAAGGACTGGGCTTTGATTACGGCACACCCATAGAGTCTCCCAGTGGCCCCACGAACCTTAACGACGCCAAAACCATGCCCGACTACGATGTCCGCGACATTGAGCGGGACAACAAAGAGCGAGCCGAGGACAAGAAAAAATTGCCCAAAAGCGATGCACTGCAAGGCAATTTGGAACTTACGGATGAAAAAGCCGTCATCCATACTGATTAAATACCATGACAAGAGTATTCGCCAGCAATGATGGCCACCGCTCTCCGAACCTCCCCGTTCTCACAGACGGGCAGTATTTCGGTCCTCAAGAGCAGTGGTGACCTCGTCGTTGCAGGCTACGCCTCCGTTGAGATGGTGGACAAGCAAGGGGACTTGATTACCCGAGACGCACTCAAGAACGCTTTTGATGGCTTCATGAAGTCCCAAGAGTTCCGCAATGTTCAGTTGGCTCATTCCAACATTCAAGTCGGTAGCGTCATTGACTCGTACACTGACAGCAGTGGCCGACTTTGGAAGTCCGGTGTTGATGACGCTGGCCTCTTTGTCGTCATCAAGGTGCGTGACGACATTGAGAAGGCCCGAGAAGTGGCCAATGAAATTCGCAAAGGGTCCCTTCGTGGATTCAGTATTGGAGGGCAGGCTTTCAAGCGTGTCAACAAATCCGACAGCCAACATGGCGACTACACGGAAATCTCCAAACTGGAACTGCACGAAGTTACCATTTGTGAGAAGGGTATCAACCCCGAAGCGACCTTCCGCATATTGAAGGAGGACACAACTATGACCAACGAAAACGAAGCAATGAGCGAACTCTCGTCAGTTCTTGACCGAATTAACCTGCGACTGGATGCCATGGAAAAAGGCGAAATGCCCGAAGGCTTGAAAGAGCACATGGCGGACAAGAAAGACGAAAAGAAAGACGACAAACCCGACGAAGACAAAGGTGAGAAAATGGCCGAAGAAGACGAAAAAGAAGGCATGTACGCCAAGAGCGAGTACAGCGATGTGATTACAGAAGACTACCTCCACTGGATGGAGAACACCCTCAAGTCTGCTGGCGTGGACACTGATTACGCCCGTGCTCACTTTGACCAAGTCTCCAAGGCCAACCTTGGTTCCGACCTCGGTGCCACTGACGGCGCTGACTACTTCGCCGGCCAAGTGAAGGGCCGAGCCCAAGAAAACGGCTCGCCTTCCACGAACGCCATCGGCAAACTCAACAGCGGCTCCGGCGGCTCGGTTGAAAAGGGCTTCTTGTCCCCATCGGACTTGACCCCTGCTCAAGTTGAGGAAGCCTACGCTGCTTACAAGGCTGCTTCCATTGAGAAGCAACTCAAGAGCAGCCTCGGCGCTGTGTTCGCTGACCGTCTTGCCAAGGAGCAAACGGCTGAGGTTGAATCTCGCCGTGCTTCCGAGTTTGACGCTCGTGGCCCCCTCGCCTCCATTGAAAAGGCAGTCGCCGCTCTCAGTGAGCGCATTGACGGCCTCGCCACTGGAGAAGGTACGACCCTCCGCAAGTCGGAGGCCGCACCATCCATCACTGTCCCTTCCACCGAAGACATGGCAAACATGTCGTGGGATGAAGTCCACGCTTTGGCCGGGAGAGCATTCAACTGAAACAGGAGATGATGAAAAATGGCACGAAACTACCTACGCACAATCAATGACATGGAACGCTACTACTACGGCGCTGGCTCCAACATGGGCTACGCCTACTCCGGTAGCGAACTCTTGAAGGCTGACGCACCAATGCTGTCCACGACGGCTGGTACCTACCAAGCCATCTACGGTCGCAAAGTGTGGAGCCAGTTGAACCAAGAGTTCAATGCCTTCTCCATTCTCCCCAAGAAGCCTTGGGACCGAAGCGGATGGCGTGTTGTCACGGCTCGCCCCGACTCTTCCAAGGGCGGCGGCATCGCTGAGAACGGCACTCTGCCCGACACGACCAAGCCAACCTTCCAAAACATCGCTGCAAAGCCAAAGACCATCGCTCACACCTTTGACATGAGCGAGATGGCCATTTTCCTTAACGACAAGGACGACGGCCTTGGCGACATCCGTTCCATCCTCAAGGAAGAAATGGGTAAGCACCACGCAGAGGAAATCAACAAAATGCTCACGCAGGATGTTGACACCCCTGCCGGCAACGACTACGAGTCCTTGGACCGTGTCACTGCCGGTTCCATCACCGCAAGCGGCAACGCTGCCGACACGATGGACTTCGGTGGAGCCGGTGGCGACTACGGTGCCGCAGCCGATGCTGACATTTACAGCATTGACCGCGACGCCGCAGCCAACTCTTGGTCCCACGCTGAGGTCAGCACCTCCGGTACCAAGGGTACCAACCGTGTGCTCAGCCTTGACCACCTTGACGAGATTTTCCGCAAGATTTGGGTCCGTGGTGGCAACCCGAAGGTTATCCTCACGGGCTACGACACCTTGATGCGAATCCAGCAACTCCTCCAAGCACAACAGCGATTCATGGAAGAGAAGCGTGTCACCCCCACCTTCAACGGCGTCAAGGGTGTCCCCGGTATTGAAGCCGGGTTCATCGTCGCTACCTACAACGGTGTTCCAATCATTCCTTCCAAGGATGTCACCGCCGACGGTATCAGCCGAATGTACTTCCTTGACACGGACTACCTGCACTTCAGTGTGGCCAAGCCAACGCAATACTACGAATCCGGCATTGAAACCGGTGACCCATTCGCCATCAACCGCCTCGGTCAAGAG